GCTGACTCGGGTATTGCTCGTAAGGGTGATTTATCCTTGATACGTTTAATAATATTTTTATTTACTTTATGTTTCCAATCTCTCAAACATTTTTCCGAAGAAATAGTGGTAAGAATTTGATGTTGAATATCGTCTTCACTATGAATAACAAAATGAAGACCGTCATAATGCAAGAATAATTCAGTTTGAGCACTATAATAATAACTGTTCTTTTTCAAAAACCGTGTAGTGAATTCGTCGCGGTTCGCACTTAATTGATTGTGGCGTTCTTCGCGTTGCTTTTGTAGAGCGGTATCATTTTCTAATGCAGTCGGCAATAAATGTTCAATATAATTGATAAGACGTCCGTAAACATACTCATTGCTTTTATATTTTTCAATAAGCGCGTCTAATAATTCGTGCATATTAGTGATTGTGTTTGTAGTGGGGTGGGTCGGTAATTGCGTTTCATTATCCATTTAATGAATTCGCTTGTTGTTAATGTATTAAACCACAATTATCTTTAATACATTTATTACATATACATTTATTACATATACAATTCAATCAAGATTGCCAATAACATCGGAAACCGCCACGCGTTTACTAAACTCATATTTCCAACATATAATCTATCTAACAAAATATACAAACTAAGTAGTGTTGTTATAATAATAAGAATCTTAAAGATGCACATGGTGTGTTTATACATTTTAAAATAGGATGGTTATATATTAATAATAATAATATTTTATATAAAATTAAATTATAACGCATTAAATTTAATTTAAAGATTTACCCTATAAACTAGTATATATCCTTTTTAATGTCTGTATCTGCCAGTTCTTCTTCTGCACAAAATCACAGTAAAAATATTCTCACAATACAAACAGTGCAAATTGCGCCGTTTCGCACGTTAATGACTGCCCTAAAGGATATTCTTCTAGAAACCAATATTACGTTCACGCCCAGCGGAATTAAAATTATCAATATGGATAAATCGCATACGATTCTTGCCCATCTCTCTCTAGAAGCAGAAAATTTTGAACTGTATGAATGTAAAATGGATAAAATTATTATTGGCGTGAATATGTTTCATCTGTTTAAACTTATTAATACGATTGACAATGATGATACACTGACAATCTATATTGAAGAAGCAGATTATATGGATGGAATTGTTCAATTTCTTGGATTGAAATTTGAAAATGGAGAGATTAAACAACATAAAATCCAAAAACTCCGTTTGATTGAACCGGATAATGAAGAGTTGGATGTGCCTGATGTGAAATTTTCGTCAGTCATTAATTTACCGTCGGTGGATTTTCAAAAAATTATTCGCGATCTCTCTTGTATTTCAGATAAGATTGAGATTAAATCTATTGCTACGAATGAGGGTGCCGAATTGATTTTTAAATGCACTGGTGGGTTCGCGCATGCTGAAATTAGACGTGCAGAAACGGACGGGGCAATGGAATTTATCCAAAAACAAGAAGTCAGTAAAATCATTCAAGGTGAATTTTCGCTAAAGAATTTGAGTTATTTTATCAAATGCACGAATTTATGTAATCAGATTGAAATTTATTTGGAAAACAATTTACCGCTTATTGTTAAATATAATGTTGCTAGTCTAGGTGTTATCAAATTAGCATTGGCAAGTTTGCCGTCGTCTTAACCCGAGATACTCACAATAATAGATAAATAATTAAATATTCTAATTATTTATTTATTTTTGAATTATAACTATTTTTTCTAGTAAAGTAATAATATAATTTACTTGCGCGCCTTGCGGGAACGAGTGGCGGATTTCTTGATGAATCCAAACTTACCCTTCTTGGTTAAAAACCCAGCTTTGACTAAACGTTTATCTCTCTTGGCGGTGGTGTGCTTGCGCTTAGAAACAATACGTCCGTGCTTGTTCATCATCAAGTTGCTCTTCAATAAACCGCCGGGGGTTTTGTAGGCAGTTCCGTGCCACACTTGAGCGCGAGACCCTTCCAATAATTCGAACTTAGTGCCGTTAATGTGGTATTTACCGTCATCCGCTTTCATATGCTTTTTAACCATTTATATATGTTAATGAGAAAATATATAAATAAAATATATTCTGTCTAAATGTTATTCTAAAAATACTAATGGTAGACGTTGGTTAAAACGAATTTCTTGGCGGAGCACCAAACCCACTTGGTCCACCGGCGCGATATCCAAATCCGTTTATTTCGGTTTGACTTGGGATTATACGAACCGACCCAAAATTAGATGAACGATAACTAACAAGTTGAGAATAACGCATTGCATTTGTTAATGCAGAATTATTTGTATTTCCATTAAATGGTAGATTTCCCGTATGATATACAGGGCATTTACAGTATTTTGTAGGAGGAATATATGACATTTATAATTTGTTTATATATTTATTAATCTATCTTCTTCTATTATTAAATACCTACAGCATATATTTTATTAGCAGTAGAACTAATATAAATTTTTCCATCACTGCCAATTACTGGAGGAGATAATCGTCCTTTATCGGTATCTGATAATTTAATTATCCAATCTTCAGTGTAATCATTTCCAATATCGGTAATCATATGTAAATATCCATAACTTGTTCTTGCGTTTATAGAACAAAACAATATTTTACCATTTGCATCAACTACTGGTGAAGTATAATAACAATTTGCTTTTCTAAATATCCATTTTTCGGCACCAGTTGGACTAGTGCGGTCTATTGCGTAAACATAAGCAATTGTGCTTAAATATAATGTATCATTTGTTTCATTTATAGCAACTGTATTATAAAAAGGACCTATATTAGTATTAGTTGTATTATATTTACTTGACCATATTTTACTACCATCATTATTAGACCCATCTAAATAATAGAGTTCACCGTTCATATAGGAACCATTACCGATAATCACATTATTACTTGAATCAACTGACGGCGACGTATATATCGGATTTATTCCGGCAGGTGACGTTATATTTGCATTATAATCCCATATGTATTTACCTGTTTTTCTGTTTATTCCGTATACTTTTCCATCATCTGACCCAAAATAAATTGTTCCATTTTGACCGAGAACAGGAGAAGAATTTATATTTCCACTAGTATCAAATGGTTCCACCCATTTAGAGTATGCATAGAACCCATTATCGCCGATAGAATACATCTTTTTTCCTGCACCAAAATAAATAGCACCACTAATATCAATTATTGGTGAAGATTGTAGAGGATACCCTGCGTTATACGTCCATTTTGCATCACCTGAAGAATGGACTGCGTGTAAATATCCATCATTAGAACCAACATAAATAGTTCCATCGGAAGAGATTGCAGGACTTGTATAAAGCGACGCTCTTGAAGTTACCGGTCTTGAATAATCAGGATTACTTACTTTTGTTTTCCAATTCTGCACACCATTTGACGTATTCAGTGAGTATAAGTATCCGTCATTTGAACCCAAATAAAGAGATGTGCCGTCCGAATTAATTGCAACAGTTGGCAATACATACAAATTACCAGAGACAAAATTACTTGTCCATTTAATTGTTGGTTGTGTTGCTGGTGCAGAATACGGACTTTTTCCGGTATGGCGTTCATCTAACATAAACATTTGCACTTGAGGAGTGGTAGGGACTACGGCATTTCCATTTCCACTAATATCATATAATTTTCCATCATTTGCCAATACTTTAATATCATTATGATTACATATAATTGGACTTGATTGAACTGGACCACCAAGTTCGTATTTCCACAGATGTGTCCGAGTTACACCATTAACACAATATATATAATGACTATTTGTTCCAAAATAAACATTATTATTTGAGTCAATTGTTGGTGTGGAATTAGATAAATTATTATTTGATATTTCAATTGTATATTTCCATTCTCTCGTGCCAGTAGAACTATTAACTACATTTAATCCATATTTTGAAGTAAAATAAATAAAATCATCATTACCAATGGCAATATTTGATAAACTTCCGTCATAAACATCAATTGATGGTGTGCTCCATGTATTTATACCAGTGAAACGATTATAACTATATACTTTCCCCTTTGGCGTTGTAGCATATACATCTCCATTATCTCTTATTGACGGTGAATTATAAGTGTCATTTGTAATAGATTTTGTCCATAGCGTTTCTGGTGGCGAAGATGTATTATTTGATATATCAATTGAATACATATACGATGTATTTGTTGTAGAATTATTTGCAGTATAAATTAATGTTTCATAATCAGCATCAATTGCTAATGTTCCGGTAATTGGATAACCAAGAGGAGTTGTTGGTGTTCTCCATAATGTAATTCCACGCACTAAGTTATCGACAATTTTATACACAGAACCATTTGTTGTTCCAATATAAATATTTGAACTAACATCTAGCATTGGCGAACCAACACAATTTCCATCAAGTCCAACGCGCCATTTAATGCTACCTTGAGCAATAGAATCCAGACCAGAAATTTCTTCAACTATTGCATATACGTAAGGACTATATAATCCAGTATTTGTTGTAGTGCATGCGTATATGGTTCCGTCATTAGTAATTGCTGGTGTTCCTATAAAATTATAATTATTTATTTTATAACGCCAGATAAAATTAAAATTATGATCATATTTGTATAAATAACCATCACCCGATATAAAATATATTTCTTCATCTTGGTCAATTACTATAGAATGAGGATATGGGTATGTAAGACTACCCGTAGTGGTCGTAGTGACGTTTTCTGAAAGTGGCAATATAGAAGGTGCAGCATAAATACTTCTAGACGTATGTTGTGTATTTAACATAAACATACTGACAATCGGTTGAGGAATTTCTGGTATTTCTTCGAACCACCCAATTTCAATACTGCCGTCTGTTCCGGATTCGTTAATTCCTCCACCTGCACCACCAGCGCCTGGAACAAAATATATTGTCTGACCATTAGATATAGACCCTCCTCCTCCCCCTCCACCACCCTTACCGCCTGCACCACCGCCATAACCAGAACCACCGCCGCCGCCTGCAAAAGTTCCACCGTTCCCACCACCACCACCAATAAAAGAATATATACCATTATTACTTATATCTGTTAAATCAACATTACTTGAGTCAATATAGTTAAATCCATTAACACCTCCAAATTCTCCACCTAATCCTCCATCACCAATACTATCTTGATTCCCGCCTTGTCCTCCACCAATACCTCCACCACTCAATCCTATTCTTGAACTATTTCCACCGTTACCAACATTACCACCCCCTCCTCCACCTCCGCCCGCGATTATCCGAATTGTATTATTTCCAGACCCATCTTGATAAAATAAACTACTCATTCCTCCACCACCACCACTGTTTAAATTTTCTAAGGTTGTTCCGTCACCACCATTTACTTGAGACCCTTGACCTCCTAAACTTTTCCCACCAGTTTTAATCGGTGGTTTTTTACCACCAGAACCAACATTCACAAAGACATTATAACTAACGTCTTTATCTAAAAAATTATACTTTGTAAAGACATAAGCACCTCCGCCCCCAGATGACGCTAATGAACCGCCGCCTCCGCCACCATTTACTCTACAAAAAATAGAATATACATTTATTGGTTTTGACCATACCTGTGTTGTTCCTGTATATGCAAAATTGGCACTATTGTCAAAATTAGTTGACATATATAATCCTATATAATGATATTTTTTTTTAAAAGAATGAAATAATCCAATATCAAATATTCAATAATATATTAAAAAATTGAAAAATGATTTATACAGATATGGATATATAATATATTAATCAACTAGTCAAACGATATGACTTCCGCTGCTTCATCTTCCGAAACTCAAAATGCGATTCTTGCTCAAAAATATCAAAAGAAAACTGATAAACAGCACGTATTAGATACACCCGATACGTATACTGGTAGTATGTCAATGACCGATTATGATACATTTGTATTTTTAGATAAACCCGATTCCGACGACTCTACCAATAATGATAAAATTATAGAAAAACAAGTATCCATTGTTCCTGGTTTGTATAAGATTTTTGATGAAGCAGTTGTAAATACACGTGACCAAACTGTGCGGATGCGCGATTTAATTGATAAAGGGGGAATTACGGACGCAATACCTGTTACCGAGATTGATATTTCATTTGATAAAGAAGATGGAACAATCACTCTATGTAATAATGGAAATGGGATTGATATTGCTAAACATCCGGTTGAAAATATTTGGATTCCTGAGTTAATATTTGCTCATTTGCGCACGTCAACTAACTACGATAAAACCGAGAAAAAAACAACAGGCGGTAAAAACGGGTTTGGTATTAAATTGGCATTTATTTGGTCAACGTGGGCATGTATAGAAACCGTAGACCATATTAGAAAACTTAAATATACACAAGAGTTTAAAAATAACTTGGATATTATTAAAGAACCAACAGTCACAAAATATACAAAAAAACCATATACCAAAGTATCATTCAAACCCGACTATGAGCGAATGGGGTTGCCAGGACTAACTGACGACATGATTGCTTTATTTAAACGACGTGTCTTTGATTTAGCAGCAGTTACCGATAAAAGTGTTAAGGTAAAATATAATAACGAACCGGTGCCTATTAAAAGTTTCCTACATTATGTTGATTATTATGTTGGCGACAAAACAACAACATCACGAATTCATGAAGAAGCAAATGAACGATGGGAGTATGTTGTATGTATGGCACCAAAGGAAGAGTTTACTCAAGTATCTTTTGTAAATGGTATCTTCACGAGTAAAGGGGGAAAGCATGTGGAATACGTATTAAACCAATTTGTGAGAAAAATGACTGCATATATTAAGCAAAAGAAAAAGGTAGATGTTAAACCAAACACAATTAAAGAACAACTATTTATGTTTGTTCGTTGTGTTATTGAAAATCCGTCATTTGACAGTCAAACCAAGGATTACATGAATACACCTGTTTCAAGTTTTGGTTCATCGTGTGAAATAAGCGATAAGTTTATTGAAAAGGCAGCAAAATTAGGAATTATGGATGCTGCATGTGCCTTAACTGAAGTGAAAACAACTAAAACAATCAAAAAACAAGACGGCATAAAGAGCAAATCAGTTCGCGGTATTCCAAAACTGGTTGATGCAAATGACGCTGGTGGTTCTAATAGCAGCAAGTGTGTATTGATTTTGTGTGAAGGAGATTCAGCAAAGGCAGGTATTATGAGTGGTCTATCTACAACTGACCGTAACACTATTGGCGTTTACCCCCTTCGTGGTAAATTGTTTAATGTGCGTGGCGAAACAGCAAAACGCATTTCAGAAGTAAAAGAAATCCTTGAAATAAAACAAATTGTTGGATTACAAGCAGGTAAAAAGTATACAACTGAAGAAGCAACACAACATTTGCGTTATGGAAAGGTGTTGTTTATGACCGACCAAGATTTAGATGGTAGTCATATTAAAGGATTGTGTATTAATCTCTTTGATTCGGAATGGAACACACTGCTTTCTATTCCTGGATTTATTGGATTTATGAATACACCTATTATTAAAGCACGAAAAGGCAATCAAGAACGATTGTTTTATAATGACGGCGAATACGAAAAATGGAAAAAAGAAAGTGCGGAAAATAACACATTAAAAGGGTGGACTTTCAAGTATTATAAGGGGTTAGGGACAAGCACCGGAAAAGAGTTCAAAGAATATTTTGCCAATAAAAAAATAGTGAATTTCGTTAGCACTGGCGAAGGAAGTCGAGACGCAATTGATAAAGTATTTAATAAAAAACGAGCGGCTGACCGTAAAGAGTGGTTGGAGAATTATGACCGTAATCTTTATTTAGATACAAACCGTGATAGTGTGCCTTATGAGGACTTTATTGGCGAAGAGATGATTCACTTTTCAAAATATGATTGTGAACGTTCTATTCCAAACGGCATTGATGGTCTTAAAACAAGTCAGCGTAAAATTCTATTTACATGTTTAGAACGCCGATTAACAAATGAAGTAAAAGTAGCGCAATTAGGCGGTGCAGTGTCGGAAAAAAGTCGGTATCATCATGGCGAACAAAGTTTGTATGGTGCGATTATTAATATGGCACAAGATTTTGTCGGGTCAAATAACATTAATTTATTGGAACCAAATGGTCAGTTTGGAACGCGTTTACAAGGAGGTGATGATGCTGCTTCTGAAAGATACATTTGCACGCAATTAAGCAAATTAACTCGTCTTATCTTTCCAGAGGCAGATGACCCTATTCTAACCTATTTGGAAGATGATGGCACACCAGTAGAACCAATGTTTTATGTGCCGATTATTCCTATGCAATTGATAAATGGTGGAAAGGGTATTGGAACTGGGTTTAGCACTGATATTCTTAATTACGACCCACTCACTATTATTGATTATGTAAAACAACGCCTTCTACTAGAAAGTAACGAAGAAAAACTTCCGATTTCATTAACACCTCATTATAATGGATTTAAAGGAACCATTATTTCATTAAATGAACAAAATAATAAATATTTGATTAAAGGCGTCTATGAGATTTTATCAGATAAACAAGTCCGAGTAACAGAGTTGCCTATTGGCACTTGGACTGATGATTACAAAAAGTATATTGAAGAACTAATTGATTTTAAACCAGTTGTTCAATCACAAGAAAAAGAAAAGACCGATAAAAAGACCGATAAAAAACAAAAAAAGACTAAATCTGAACAACCACAAATCAAAGATTATATTGATATGAGCACTGATACGGTTGTAGATTTTACAATTACATTTGCTCCTGGCGTTATTCCAGAACTAAAAGATACAATTGTAGAACATGGCAGTTGTAGTGCTTTAGAGAAACTCTTAAAACTATACACAACTAGGTCAACCACTAATATGCACGTATTTAATGAAAAAGAAAAATTAATAAAATGTGAACAAGTGAATGATTTAGTATCTCACTTCATTACTGTAAGAGAGGCATATTATATTAAACGTAAAAAATACCAAGTTGACGCTTTAAAAAAGGAGGCGTGTGTATTGTCGAATAAAGCACGTTTTATTAGTGAAGTATTGAATGATACAATTGACCTGCGTAAAAAGAAATCTGCAGAAGTGTCACTCATTCTGAAAACACAAAACTATGATATGTTAGATGAAGACGAACACTATAAGTATTTAGTGCGATTGCCAATGGACAGTGTTACTGAAGAAAATGTTGAAAAAATAATGTCAGAACGAGATAGTAAAAATAAAGAACTTGAAATACTCTTAACTACAACCGAAAAAGATATTTGGTTAAAGGAGTTGGATGTTCTTCGAAAAGAATATTTAAAAATCCGCGAAAAAGCACAACAAGAAGCAACAACCGACACATCTTCTTCATCGTCGTTATCAACGTCAGGTAAAAAGGTAAAGGTCAAGACAACAACCAACAAAAAAACTACGAAACAAAATTAATATGAAACAAAATTAATATGAAACAAAATTAATATGAAACAAAATTAATATGAAACAAAATTATAAATAATAATTTAAAATATTTATAATTTTTTTATTTAATCGCATAGTTCAGGTCGGTTTGTGATACCATCCCACGATAAGTTACATCCCTTTGCCCATTTATATTTACCACATAACCCAAGGTCTCCACTCCATTGTGCGGTAGTAAAGTCCATATTATCAAAGCATTGACTATTTCCTAATTTCTTAAAATTCACGCATTCGTTACCCGACGCATCCCAATAATCAGGACAATTAGGAATAACCGGAGGGTATTGAGGGTTATATTTTTGGCGATACAATGCTAATCCGATAAAACACAGGGTTAATATTAAGATAATTATCGCTACCATAGTTACTGTTTTTTGAAACATAGCGTATATATACTATAAATACATAATATCATAATAGACAACTTCTAAATTATACTATACTTTCGTTATTCAATAAATAATTTTTCTATATAGTTTTATATATGGATTTAATCAAACAAATGAGTAGTGGTCAAGAAAATAGTAATGGAAGAGTCAATATATTAGGTCCGAATATAGATAAACGTTTTAGTATGAGTGACCGTATTCCCATTAATGGCACTAAATATTCATATCGAGACGCAATGACTGGAAATTGGTATGATACAGAATTATCTAAAGCATTTTTTAGTTCAAGAAACATTCAAATTATACAAAATGGTATACGAGCAGGTGTTTATAATAAATCAAATCAACAGTATATTGTAGGAGAACAGAATCAAGATGAATTACAAATCATTATGCGTGCTATATTTTTACAATATTCCAAAAACGTGTGTGATGATATACCTGGACAAATAAATAATTTAAATAAGATTGTATTAGAATATTCAATTAATCAAGTGTATGGCGAGGCAGATGGTTATATGAAGTATAAGAGAGACGCTAGCACATTAGTTGTTCCTATTGCAATGCCTATCATGTCCAGTACTAATGATAAACAGTTAGAACTCAAACCATGGTTTTAGATACACATTAACTAGTTTAGTCTAATTAATTAATAGACTAAATAAAATCGCAAGATATAAGTGTTTCTATATGAAATTTGTAAAATTGAAATGCTTTTTTGATTATGATTACTATGCACCCCTATCTCCTGAAGAAAAAATTAAAATGAATCCAACTATTGAAACTACTACAACTACTACAACTACTACAACTACTACAAATACTACAACTACTACCAATGATAAGTATATGGAGCAACTGTTAGAGCGAGGCATTGCGGTGATTCCTTATCCGGAAAATATTCGACAACAGTTTAACTGTGACAAGTTCCTCTCCGAGCAGAAAGAGTTTATTTGCTCCGACAAAAACACCACTAAGTATGTGATGGGTGGATTTGGTGCTTTTGGAAATCCTTCTAGTTTCCATCACGAAGAAGTGCGACAACTACGTCTCTCCATCTACAAGCACATGCTACCTTACTTCAAAAATACCTTTAGTGGAAAGCATCTAGAGTGTATTGTTGACCGCTTTGCGAAACGAGAACCAGGCACATCCGTATCTCCTGAATCATGGCATCGGGACATTTCCAATGTGGATAAAAAGAATAAAATACGCGGAGACCCAGGAGATATCATCTATGGTGGATGGGTGAATTTAGACGAAACAATCACTCAATACTTTACTTGTGTTCCTAGCACACACACCGAAGAAGTTGTGGGCGCTGGGTTTGCGAAAATAACCAAAACCGATAGACCCTTTTACGACTCAAAAAAAGAAAAAATTGGTGTCCCGCCGAATCATATAATAATATTTAATGAAAAACTTGTCCATGCAGTGACACCGTCAAAGATTAAAACCGATACTTATAGGTTGTTTATGAAGTATCGTGTGACAAGTAATCCGAGTTGTCCGTTGTTCCCTAGTGCCGAAATTTCAAAAATAATTGACGAACAAGGCGTGTTCCCACTGAGTTTGGAACAAATGCCGCCAATGTATTCAAAAATTCATATGGTCAATTGGCGCTCACGTGTAGAAGAATTTAGTTTGAACTTTCATCCCCAATTTCTAGAACAAAAAAAGTTGAAGACCGAAACAGAAACGAAACCATATGTAATGCGGGTTATGCCAAGTTTGAAACAAACTGGATTGGAATTATTCCGCCCATACAATGATGAAGAAAAACGAATGCTTACTTTAATTGAGTTGTAAATCAAATCAGATATGAATGTCGTCAATGCCTTTAAATAAATTATAAAAAAAAGAGAAAGGTAAACCCTTTTTTAATTTTTTTATATATAAAAACATTCTTATATATAAAAACATTACTACAATACTAATTAATTAATTAATGTCATATATAAATTATAATAATATTTTAGATAGAGAAACTATATCAAATTCTATAAAACAAATATTAATTGAATTTGAAAAAGAAAAACATAATTTAAGTATAAAACGCGGTATTTATATATGTGGTGCTCCAGGAAGTGGAAAAACACAGTTTGCTATAAATTTATTAAATGAATTGAATTATGATATTATTAAATATGATGCAGGTGACGTGAGAAATAAAAGTGTTATCGATAATATCACAAAAAATAATATGTCTGATAAAAGCGTGTTCAGCATATTAAATAAAAAAACAAAATCGATTGCGATTATTATGGATGAAATTGATGGCATGAATAATGGCGATAAAGGCGGGATTAACTCATTAATAAAAATGATAAGACCTAAAAAGACAAAAAAACAAAAATTAGAAGAAATATCATTGACGCCAATTATATGCATTAGTAGTTTTCATGTAGATAAAAAGATAAAAGAATTAATGAAAGTATGCCATGTTTTTCAATTAGATAGTCCAAACACCATTCAAATGGAAAAAATAATTGATTTTTCATTACCGAGTATAAATCGTAATTTAATACCAAATATGATTACTTATTTGCAATATGATTTACGTAAATTAACAGTAATTTTGTCATTGTATAAGAAAAACAATAATATATTAAATGAAGATTTATTTAAAAATATATTAAAATGCAAATCGTATAATGAGGATACAAAGGAAATAACACAAAAAATATTCCATAAAAATTATTCGATAAATGAGCATACTACAATAATGAATGATACTGATAGAACTATTGTTGGACTATTATGGCACGAAAATATTATTGATATATTAAATAGGTTACCGTCGAATAGAGCATTGCCTCTATATAAACAAATGTTAGATAAGATATGTTTTGCTGATTATATTGACCGTATTACGTTCCAAAAACAAATATGGCAATTTAATGAAATGAGTTCATTAATAAAAACGTTTTCAACTAATTCTATTTTACATAAAAATATGGATGAAACTATGATTAAAGAAAAATTATCAGAAATAAGATTTACAAAGGTTCTTACCAAATATAGCACTGAATATAATAATTCTCTATTTATTCAAGAATTGTGTCAAAAGTTATCATTGGATAAAAAAGATATGTTTTCTTTTTTCATTAAATTAAAATCACTTTACAGTGAAGAAGAATTATGCAATAGAATTGAAACATACGAAATAACAAAATTAGATATTAGTAGAATATACCGTTATATTGACAAATATACAAATGATGTTTGTGATAATGTATGTAAGAATAAAGTTAATAAAAATAAAAACACTGATATAGAAGAGTATGATATGAGTGATGTGAATAGTATAGATGACATGGTTTATTCATATGAAGTAAATGAATAATTCTAGTAGTTGATACTATATAATGATTTGATTTTCAAAGTATAATGATTTGATTTTCAAAGTATAATGATTTGATTTTCAAAGTATAATGATTTGATTTTCAAAGTATAATGATTTTCAAAGTATAATGATTTTCAAAGTATAATGATTTTCAAAGTATAATGATTTAAACTTAATAAATTAATTAAATTAATAATTCATTAATTTATTCAAAATGAATTGTAATATAACCGAATTACCACCATTATCAGAGAAAAAGACAATATGCTTGAATATGATTGTAAAGAATGAATCAACTGTTATTATTGAAACATTAAAAAATTTATTAGATAATATTGAGTTTGATTATTGGGTTATATCTGATACGGGTTCAACTGATAATACACAACAAATCATTAAAGATTTTTTTTATGATAAATGTATACCGGGCGAAATAATCAATGATGAATGGAGGGATTTTGGGTATAATCGAACAAAGGCATTACAACATGCCTATGACAAAACGGATTATTTACTTATATTTGATGCTGATGATAGAATCGATGGAAAATTAATATTACCTTTTTCAAATATATCACAATCCCATTTATTATGTGATGGATATATGTTAAAAATCGGTAAAGGTTTTGAATATGTTAGACCACTATTAATAAACAATCATAAAAAATGGGAATTTAAAGGCGTATTACATGAATTTTTATCAAATCTAGAACCTGTTGGTAATTACGGAAAAATAGAAGGAAATTATCATATCGTTTCTGGTCGCTCTGGAAATAGAAGCACAAACCC